ATGCGATTCCCTATCGTTCTACACACTGACGACGGCATCCGTTACGGCGTCACCGTTCCTGATTTACCCGGTTGTTTCTCGACAGGGGGCACTTTTGAGGAGGCCCTGGCGTCTGTGAAGGAAGCCATAGACCTGCATCTGGAAGGACTGATTGAGGACGGCGGCAATATTCCTGTTGCACGTCCCATCGCAGAACATCGGATCAATCCGGACTTCGCGGACGGCATCTGGGCTGTGGTTGATATCAATGTGTCACGCTTTGATGGCCGTACCGAGAAGATCAATATCACGGTACCGCGCCGGGTTCTTGCCCAGATCGACACCTACGTGAAGGCGCACGGCTGCACCCGCAGCGGCTTTCTGGTCGAGGCTGCTCGCCAGGTCATGGGCCATTGAGTTTGCCCCTCTCTCTCCCGACGTAACGATTATCGTCTGGTGGTTGCTGTGCTCTATCGGGTCGAGAAACCGGGTCTACGAAGTTCTTAACGGCAAATGCTCCTTGAGCCTGAACATGATCCGCCTACTGGTAACAATGGGCATTCCTGCGTAAATGCTAATTTATTAATTGTGGGCTGCCCGCCAAACCAAATACGCTTGAACGATTGCCGCTTTGGTAAAGCGGCAATTCCAACCATGGTGCGCTGTCATGCGCAGATGCTTTGGGCATCATGGCCGCCATGGACACGCCACAATCCACCGCCGAACTGGCGCGGCTGCTGCATAACCTGATCCGTCTGGGCACGATCACGCACGTGGATCACGCCCGGCGGCTGGTGCGCGTACAAACCGGTGGGCTGCATACCAATTGGCTGAAGTGGCACACGGCACGCGCGGGCACAAGCCGCGTGTGGGATCCGCCCACAGCAGGCGAACACGTGATCCTGTTTGCGCCAGGCGGCGATCTGGCCGCCGCCGTCGTGTTGGCCAGCCTGGATTCACAGCAAAATCCCCCGCCTTCAAGCTCGCCCGATGATGTGGTGCGTACCATGCCCGACGGGGCGCGGTTTTCCTATAACCACGCCACCGGCGCTTTGTCGATTACCGGCATTCAAACGCTGCGCATTGATGCGCAAGACAGCATTACCTTGCGGGCTGGAAATCTCGTACACATCGACACGCCGCGAACCACCATGACCGGCGGCGACGTCACACATACCGGCGGTGCCTTGTCATCCAATGGCGTCGTGCTGGATCAACACGTGCACACTGGCGTCGTACCCGGCGGTGCGAATACCGGAGAGCCGGTATGAGCCTGGGCATGGATGCGGCAAGCGGGCGCGCGCTGACGGACATGGATCATTTGCGCCAATCCATTGCCCAGATACTGACCACCGGTGTCGGTACACGCATTGAACGCCGCCCATTTGGCAGCTTGTTGCCGCAATTGATCGATCAGCCTTTGAACGATAAAACGCGCATTCAGTTGTATGCGGCCACGGCAACCGCTTTGACCCAGCACGAACCGCGTCTGGCCTTGACGCGTGTACACCTGCATCTTGAAAAGGACAAGGCGATCACCCTGGAAATCCAGGGTACAACGTACCTGAATGGCCGCAGTCGGGCGGTGTCGCTTTCTGTGCCTGCCTACCAGGGTGCGGGGGGCACAGCATGGGCTTGATCTCATCACCCATTGCGCTGGCGCAATTGCCCCGGCCGGATGCCATTGAAACGCTCGACTTTGAAGCGATCTATGCGCAACGCAAGAACAAACTGATTGATCTGTTTGCGCCCGAAGTGCAGGACGAAGTGCGGCAAACGCTCAAGCTCGAATCCGAGCCGATGGCGAAGCTCCTGCAAGAAAACGCCTACCGCGAACTGATTATCCGTCAGCGGATCAACGAATGTGTACGCCGCGTGTTGCTGGCTTTTGCGCGTGGCGCTGACCTGGACCACATTGGCGCGCGCTACAACGTCAAGCGCCTGGTGGTGCAAGCCGCTGACCCGAACGCCGTGCCACCTGTGCTCGAGATCAAAGAATCCGACGATGCCTTTCTGGAACGCATCCAGGATGCCTATGAGGGGCTGTCTGTAGCGGGTCCACGCGGGGCATATATCTTTCATGCCCGCTCTGCCGACGGGCGCGTGATGGATGCGCAAGCCTTTAGCCCCGCGCCATGTGAAGTCACGGTTGCGATTCTGTCGCACGAGGGCAACGGCACAGCCAGCCCGGGGTTACTCAACGTGGTGCGCGCGGCGTTAAACGACGAACACGTACGCCCGCTGGGCGACCGCGTCACCGTGCAGTCCGCACAAATCGTCGATTACACGGTGAAGGCCGTGTTGCATTTAAGCAGCTACGGGCCGGGCAGTGGCCTGGTGTTGCAAACCGCCATTGCGCAAGTCAGTCAGTTTGTGCACCGACGCCAGCGGCAGGGCTGGTCGGTTTGGGTAGACAAGCTTGATGCGCTGATGCACGTGGCCGGTGTGGAGCACGTCGAGCGTATCCACCCGGCACAAGATATGGTGCTGGAACTGACGCAGGCCGCACGCTGCACAGCCATTGACATCACGCTGGCCGAGCCGCTGCCGGAAGACGAAGCATGAAAACGCCGGTACCCCACCTGCTGCCGCCGAACAGCACGCCGTTGGAACGCAGCCTTGCGCAGGTGGGCGCGCAGATCGAAAACAACGATACCAGTCTGATTGTACAGGTCACACGTGCCGACGCAGCCCCCGCTGCCTTTTTACCGTATCTGGCGTGGGAAGTGTCGGTCGATCGTTGGTCAGATAGCTGGCCAGAAGACGTGAAGCGCCAGGTCATTGCCGAATCGTTTTACGTGCACAAGAGGAAGGGCACGATTGCCAGCCTGCGCCGCGTGATTGAGCCTTTCGGCAAGATACTGCGCATCACGGAATGGTTTGAGCACAACCCGCCGGGTCCACGCGGTACGTTCAGCCTGGACATAGGCGTGACGGGTCAAGGCATATCCGAAAGCCTGTACCACGAGCTGGAGCGCATGATCAGCGAAACCAAGCCGCTGTCGCGTCACTTGCTGCACTTGAACATGACGGCGGTGGCGACCGGCACGCTGTGGCTGGCCAGCGCTTCCTACACCGGCGAAATCACCGCCGTGTACCCGCCCCATACAAGAAGCGTCACCGTGCAAGGCTGGGTGCATACCACAGGCGCGGTGCACCTGATCGATACCCTGCAAGTGGAGTACCAAACGTGAGCCATGATTATTTCGCCATCCTGACCGCAGTAGGCGAGGCCAAGCACGCCAACGCGGCCGTGCTGGGGTCGCAAGTGCACTATGCCACGCTGGCTGTGGGCGACGGCAATGGTCAAACGCCTATTCCCGATCGCAAGCAAACAAAACTGGTCAACCAGAAGCGCCGCGCGCCTGTCAACACCGTATTTATTGATCCGGCCAATCCCGCGCAAATTGTGGTTGAACAAGTCATTCCCGAAACCGAAGGTGGATGGTGGATACGCGAAGCCGGTATTTTTGATACGGCGGGCGACTTGATCGCCGTGGCCAACGTGCCGCCCACCTACAAGCCCCTGTTATCGCAGGGTTCAGGCCGCACGCAGGTGGTACGTATTGTGCTGCTGGTGACCAATGCTTCGGTGGTTAATTTGAAGATTGACCCTGCGGTGGTCATGGCCACGCGTGCGTATGTGGATGACCGATACCAGACACTGCACCTGGCACAGGCTGCCCATGGTGCCGTGCAGGTGCACACCTTGCAACGCCAGCTTGAACACCGTTACCACGTGGATGACCAGCATCACGCGCTGCAACAGCAGAATCAGGCATTGCAGCAAGCATTGACTGCCGTGGCTGCGGTGCAGATTCACACCATGACGCGCCAGCTCGCGCAGGAATACCGCCTACCCCTTCAAAACTGAACTTACGGAGCCCACCCATGAGCACCCCATCCGAAGTCGCCGCCCTGGTGACGGCAGTCAACAACCTGACGCAAACCGTGCTGAATACGCGCAACGAAATCACCAACACGGTCAACAACAAAATAGCTGAACTCAACGCCTGGAAAGCGGCATTAACACCGGATTCCATAAGCGCTGAACCGCGCTATGTCTCCACCATTGATTTGACCGGCCTGTCCACGAATCGGTATTACCCCGTGTGGTGGAAAAACCCATTGAACCCCTGGAATAATCGATTGATCACGATTGCACGTTACTACTCTGATGACTACCAATTGAATCCCTTCAATACGGGCGGAGTGCAGATTGCTGGTTTATTGCTGGAATTAGAAGGTGCAGCACACAACAGCAGTTCGGATACGCGCATCTTGCAGGTCAAACGCCTGTCGCAAACACTGCGCAAAACCGTGCGTCTAATACGTTTCAGGATGCACTGCGCCAGTGTTTTGCCCGTGCCTGGCGTTCCGTTGGGTCCACACATCACGGATGCCAGGTCACACAGTCATAGCGGTCTATATCTGCGTGGCGGCCTGTCTTATAAATTCTTCAGCAACTTCCATGGTGTCCCACAGCAATGGGCCAACCCTGTAATGAATTATTCGCGCGAAGACGGCGAGGTTGAAATGTGGCGCTATAAGGATACGGCAAACAACCACGGTGGCCGTTGGATGGTCAAATCCTACGACATCAATGACCCCTTCCTGGGCGATGAGTACGACGACTTTGTAACGCCCTACAACGCTTTCCCCTACGACATTAGCTAAAGGCCTCCCCATGCAACTGATCAAAACACTGACAACCCCAAACGGCCAGGAACTGGTCAACGTACCCGCCAGCCTGGATATGCTGCTGGAACTGGGCTTTGATGCCAAGCAGGCACAAACCTTGCTGCTGCCGCCACTGGACGACGTGAAAGCCGCCAAAACGGCCGCCATACGCAAACACCGCGACGCGCTGACCGAAGACCACATTGTGATTGACGGCAAGCACTACCATTCCGACCCCAAAAGCCGCATCCAGCAAATGGGGCTGGCCAGGCTGGCCGCAACAAACGACATTCCGCCCGGCCTGCAATGGATGACCAAAAACGCCGGGCTGGTCACCATGACCAACGCCATTGCCCTGCAATTTGAACCGGTCACGCTGGCGCACGATATGGCCTTGTTTGCCGCAGCGCAAGCGCATATCGACGCGGTCGAAGCGCTGGATACCGTGCAGGCCGTGCAGGACTATGACTTCAGTGGTGGATGGCCGACGCCATGAACGCGCCCGCGCCTGCCGTCTACGCCGCGTTTTACCGTGGCCGTGCCGCCCGGCGTTTGAGCCTGGCGCGTCTGGGTGACTGGATTACCCGACGTGTTACGCGCGGCAAATACTCGCACTGCGAAATCGCCGTAGCGCATAAAGATGGTCGGTATCTGTGCTATTCGGCCTCCTTCAGGGACGGCGGGGTGCGCGTCAAACCCATGGCACTGGCGGGCGACAAGTGGGATTTAATGCCTGTGCACGTCGCTGCGGATGCCGTCGCCGCGTTCTATGCCCGCCACGCTGGCAAACCCTATGACTGGCGCGGCGTGCTGGGTTTCGTGTTCTACAACCGTGCCAGCAGCAGGCGGTGGTTTTGCAGCGAATTTTGTGCCGCCTGCCTGGGGTTCACCCAAGCATGGCGCATCAGCCCCAGTTTGTTGTATGCGCTGCTGAAAACCCCGATGTTCAGGGTGCAGGCTTTTGACACCGGCATTCACAACACGGAACCCATGCGCTGATACGCGCAAAGCGTCAGCATAAGCCTAACCCCTTTCCCCAAGGATTTGACCCCATGGCAACCGATTATCACCACGGCATACGTGTTCAGGAATTGGAAGGCGGCACACGCCCCATTCGTACCATTGCAACCAGCGTCATCGGCATGGTAGCCACCGGCGCAGATGCGGACGATGAAACTTTTCCACTTGACCGCCCGGTACTGCTGACCAATGTACAACAGGCCATTGGCAAGGCGGGTAACAGCGGCACTTTGCCGCATGTGCTGACTGCCATTGCGCAACAGGCATCCCCGCTGACAATTGTGGTGCGCGTGGCTGAAGGAAGCGATGCGGCACAAACAGCTGCCAACGTGATAGGCACCGTCACCAACGGCCAATACACCGGCCTGCAAGCCTTGCTGACCGCCCAAAACGGCACGCCTAAAATCAAACCGCGCATCATCGGCGCGCCTGGGCTGGAAACATCGGCAGCGGTCATTGCCGAACTGGCTACCGTGGCGCAAAAACTGCGCGGCTTTGCCTATGCCAGCGACCTGATGAGCCACACCGCGCAGGAATGTGCGACCTTGCGCGAAACCTTTGGCCAACGAGAATTGATGCTGCTGTGGCCAGAATTTACCCGGTTTGATACGGTCACAGCCAGCACACAAACTATTGCCGCGTCTGCCGTGGCACTGGGTTTGCGTGCAAAAATCGACGAAGCCACGGGCTGGCACAAAACCTTGTCCAACGTGGCGGTCAACGGCATGACGGGTATCAGCAAAGATGTGTATTGGGACTTGCAAAACCCCGCCACAGATGCCGGATACCTGAATGAGAAGGACGTAACCACGCTGATCAATCACACGGGCTGGCGGTTTTGGGGATCGCGCACATGTGCGGGTCCACAAAGCCAATACCCGTTTGAAAACTACACCCGCACCGCGCAAGTGCTGGCAGATACCATCGCCACAAATATGTCCTGGTCGGTGGACGGTCCCATGAACCCGTCGCTGATCCGGGACATTGTTGAAAGTATCAATGCCAAGTTTCGTGAATACCGCGCGCTGGGCTACCTGATCGACGGCCAGGCGTGGTATGACCCCGAACCCAACGGCGCGCAGGTGTTGCAATCGGGCAAAGCCTATATCGATTACGACTACACGCCGGTGCCGCCACTGGAAAACCTGAACTTTCGCCAGCGCATCACCAACCGCTACCTGGTCGATTTTGCCCAGCGTATCGCCGCGGCTGCCTGATTGGGGGAATAAACCATGTCTTTACCTGCAAAACTGAAAAACTTTAACCTGTTCATCAACGGGGAAAACTACATTGGCAAAGTGGCGGAAATCACCTTGCCCAAACTGAGCGCCAAAATGGAAGAGTTCCGGGGCGGCGGTATGGATGCGCCCATCGACATTGATCTGGGCATGGAAAAGCTGACCATGGAATGGACGTTGGGCGGCTATGAAGCGCAAGTGCTGCGCCAGTTTGGTGCCCCGGTGCATAACGCCGTGGCCTTGCGGTTTAACGGTGCGATCCAGTCCGAGGATCAATTCGCCGTCAGGCCGCTGGAAATTGTGGTGCTGGGCCGCCACAGCGAAATTGAATTTGGCACATCCAAACCCGGCGACGACACCACGAAGAAAATTACCAGCACGCTGAGCTATTACCGGCTGTCGCTGGATGACGAAGTGGTGATTGAAATCGACATCCCAAACCTGGTCAAACGCATGGGTGGTGTTGACGTACTGGCCTCTACGCGCCTGGCACTGGGTTTGTAAACCTTGACTGTTACTGACTGGAAACCTTATGGAAAATACGCTGGATACCGCAGAAATCGTCCCTGTACAGGAAACCCCTGCGCAGGAAATTCTGGATGCGCCCAATGTTGTCACGGTGGATCTGGATGAACCCATTGCGCGCGGCACAAACAAAATCGAAACCCTGACCTTGCGCCGACCCAATACGGGCAGTTTGCGTGGTTTAAGTCTGATGGATTTGGCGCAAATGAATGTAAGCGCATTGCAACGTTTGCTACCACGCATCACGGAGCCTGTATTGACGGAAATGGATGTAGCTGCCATGTCACCCGCAGACCTGACGGCCATTGGTGTAGAGGTTGCGGGTTTTTTGCTCTCGAAGAAGGACAGGCTGGCCTACCGTTGAATGTAGAAGACATTATGGCAGATCTGGCCGTTGTGTTTCACTGGGCACCGCACGCGATGCTGGACTTCACCCTGTCCGAACTGATGGCCTGGCACGAACGTGCCCGCGTGCGCAGCCAAACCGAGCCCTAGACAGAAGACCCCCCCGTGAACAATACCCTGCAACTAAAAATCATCACCACTTTGCAGGATAAATTGTCTGCACCCATGCGGCGTATCACGGGAGCCAGCAACAAAGGTGGGCAGGCTATTGGCGAGCTGCAAAAAAAGCTGGGCGCGCTGGAACAAACCCAAAAAGTCGTCAACCAGTTCCGTCAGGTATCCAATGGCTTGCGCGATACTTCCACCAAAATGCAGCAAGCACAGCAGCGCGTGGCACAGCTTGCCAACAGCATGCGCCAGATGCAGGCACCTACCAAGGCGGTACAGCGTGAGTTCAAGCAGGCAGTAGCCGCCAGCCAGAAGCTGAAGCACAGCTGGCAACAGCAGTCTGAACGTTTGCAGCAATTGCGCGACCGGCTATCCAGCACGGGTATTTCCACCCGCAGCCTGGCCAGCGCCGAAGTGGGTTTACGCAGCAATATCGCGCGTACGACCGATGCCTTGCGCCAGCAAACCGCGCAACTGGAAAAGGTGGAACAGCGGCAACGCAAAATGGCCGCCGCACGCGAGCAGATGAACAAAGGCATGATGCGCACCGCCGCCATTGCCGGTACGGGTGTGGCGGCCAAGATGACCGGCATGCATCTGGGTCGCAAGATGGTCAGCCTTCTGCATGTGGGCTACGAATTTGAAGCGCAGATGAGTGCGCTGCAAGGCGTGACGCGCATCGCCGACAAAGACGATCCGCGCATGCAGGCATTGAATGAGCAGGCACGTACCCTGCCGTTAAGCTCAAAATTCACCGATCTGGAAGTGGCGCAAGGGCAGTTTTACTTGGGGCGCACAGGTTATACGCCGGAACAAATTTTGGCGGCCATGCCCCACATGCTGACCTTGGCTACCGCCGGGGAGATGGACTTGGCGACCACGGCCGATATTGCCTCCAATATTCAAACCGCCTTTGGCATTCCACGCGACCAAATGCAGCGGGTCGCTGACGTGTTATCCGCCATGTTCACGCGCAACAACGTGAACATCCAGATGCTGGGGCAGTCGCTCAAATACAGCGCGGTAGTCGGCAAAGAATTCGGCCAGAGCTTTGAAAGTGTCACCGCCGCGACGGCCTTGCTGGGCAATGCGGGCATACAGGGTGACATGGCAGGCACCACCATGCGCCAGATCCTGTTGCGCATTGGTAGCTCCAAGACCATGAAAAACCTGGGTATCAAGACCCACGACGAAAAAGGCAATATGCGCGACCTGACCGATTTGCTGGTAGACATCGGCAAGGTCACGGGCCCGATGGGCAATGTGTTGCGTGGCGAAATTTTCAAAGACATCTCCGATCAGCGCGCGCTCGCAGCGTTCAGTACCCTGGTTGCCAAGGCACAGACCGGCGAATTGCAGGAAATGATCGCAGTGGCCCATAACGCCCAGGGCGAAGCGGAAAAGCTCAAAGCGATTCAAATGGACAATCTCAAGGGGGATATGTCCGTGCTGCGTGCCGCGTTGGAAAACATCTCGATCGAATTGTTCGAGAAAAACGAAGGTTTGCTGCGCAGCATCGTGCAAACCGCAATAGAAGGATTGCACGCCATCAAAAACTTTCTCGAGGAAAATCCAACCATATCCAAAGCCATTGTGATGATCTGGCTGGGACTGTCTGGGTTGTTGACCGTTTTTGGTTCCCTGACCATGGCGCTGGCTACATTGCTTGGCCCCTTCATCCTGATGCGTTTTGCCGGTGTGGCGCTGGGCGGCAAGCTGCTGGGGCTGGGCGGCATCATCACGAAACTGGGTCGCGCACTCAAGTGGCTGCGCGGCATCGTCATGCTGCTGGGCCGCGCCCTGCTCATGAATCCGATAGGTCTGGCCATTTCAGCCATCGCCGGTGCGGTATACCTGATTTATAAATACTGGAAACCCATCAAAGAATTCTTCGTCAGACGATGGCAAGAAATCAGATCAGCCTTTGATGGTGGCATTTGGGGTGTCACCGCCTTGTTGCTGAACTGGTCACCGCTGGGTCAGATTCACCGCGCGTTTGCCGAGGTGTTGGCATGGTTTGGCATTGATATACCCAAAAAGTTTACGGAATTTGGCACGCGCATGGTCGATAGTCTGGTACAGGGGATCAAAAACACGGACAGCAAGATCAAGAATGCATTTATCGACCTGATGCCGGATTGGCCTGCATGGTTCCATTTTCATGGAGCGGGTGATGCTATTGCTGGGGGCGTGCACCTGATTGATCGCCATTGGGATCAGATCAAAATTTTTTCTGACAATCTATGGCAAAAAATCAAATCAATAATGTACGGCATCATAGGTATAAATGCCCTGTTGTTGAACTGGTCGCCGTTGGGTCAGATTCACCGCGCGTTTGCCAAGGTGCTGGAATGGCTTGGTTTCGATGTTCCCCAAAAACTTACCGACCTTGGAAAGTTGATCATTGATAGCTTGGTAAATGGCATCAAAAGCATGGGCAAAAAAATCAAGGGGGCATTTACCAGCCTGATGCCGGATTGGCCTGCTTTGTTCCGTCCCCGGGCAGGGGGTGATGCGCTTGCCGGGGATATGCACCTGTTTGATCGCTATGGGAATTACATCCAGATTTTCTTTACCAATCTGGGGCAAAAAATCGTATCTGCCATTGGCGACAACATCATGGATGTAAATGCCCTGTGGCGGAACTGGTCGCCGTTAGATCCTATTCGTAGTGCGTTTGCCAAAGTATTGGCATGGTTTAGCATTGATATACCCAAAAAGTTTACGGAATTTGGCACGCGCATGGTCGATAGTCTGGTACAGGGGATCAAAAATGCGGGCAACAAAATCAAGGATACATTTTTCAGTCTGATGCCCGATTGGTCCGCCCTGTTCCAGTTTCAGAGCGCGGATGAGGCCATTGAAGGCATGGATAGTGCTGTTCAAAAAGCGGTCGGCAGGGTAGCCGAGGGCGCTTTGCAGTGGTTTAAAGACAAGCTCGGCATCCATTCGCCCAGCCGCGCTTTTGCCGAGGTAAGCAAGGCCATCCCCGAAGGGGCAGCATTGGGCATCGCCCGTCAACAACCCCTGGCCGAGAAGGCCGCGCAAATGATGGCCGCCGGGGTACTGGCCGCAGGAGCCGCCGCCATGTCAACCCCGGCTGTCGCGGCACCCGCGTTGACCTTTGATACCCGTCCCCCCATCACCGCTGCACACCTTGGCCAAGCCCGCGTCGCTGCACAGGCGCAACAACCCCAGGTCTTGGCCAACACTGGCGGCGATCAGATCGAAATCCATATCCACGCTACGCCCGGCATGGGTGCACAGGACATCGCCGCAGCGGTCTCGCAGGAACTGGACAAACGCGCACGCGAAAAACAGGCGCGCCAGCGATCCAGCCTGTGGGACATCACATAAACCGACAGGGGCAAATACATCATGATGATGGCGTTAGGGCTGTTTGTTTTCAGCATTCCGACAGCAACCTACCAGCAACTGGCGCGGCAAAGCGCCTGGCGGCACGCCGCCAATCAGCGTGTGGGCGCACGTGCCGCGTATCAGTTCGTCGGCCCTGGTCAGGAAACGATTAATCTAAACGGCTGGATTGCCCCCGGACAGATGGGTGACAGCCAGGCGCTGGACATGCTGCGCAACATGGGCAACACCGGCAAAGCCTGGACGCTGGTTGACGGCCTGGGGGTTATGCACGGCGTATATGTCATCACCAATATGAGCCAAACCGGCAGTGTCTTTAACGCCGCCGGGCAAGCCCGGAAACTGGAATTTTCCCTGACCCTGGAGCGCATCGATGAGGACAAGGCCGATGCCTGGCTGGGGGATTTGACGCTGCCAGAAGCCAGCGCGGCCGCGCCGGTGCAAGATACGGTCAGCGCAGTGCAAGAGCCCGCCTCGCAAGAACCACAGACCATGTGGACATGACGAACCCTGTCTACCCGCGCGCCGTATGGCGCATTACGCTGGACGGCAACGACATCACGCCGCGCATTGCCCCGCGTCTGATGGAACTGCACCTGACCGAAGCGCGCAGCGATCAGGCAGACCAGCTGGATATCACCTTGTCGGATCACGATGGCGCACTGGAACTGCCCCCGCGCAACGCCGTGCTGGATGTGGCTTTGGGCTTAAGCGATGCGGGCTTGATCCCCAAAGGGCGCTTTACCGTAGACGAAATCGGCTGGCGCGGCGCGCCCGACACCTTGACCCTGCGCGCGCGCAGCGCCGACCTGACCAGCCGCTTGCGCGAGCGCCAAGAGCGCAGCTATTACAACAACACGCTGGAAGAAATCGTGATGCGCGTGGCGCTGGAGCACGACCTGGAACCAGTGGTGGGCGACAGCCTGAAAGCCATCAAAGTGCCCCACATCGACCAGACCGGGGAATCCGATATTTCCTTTCTAAGCCGCCTGGGCAGGCGCTTTGATGCTGTGGTGACGGTTAAGGAAGGCAAGCTGCTGTTTGTGGCCATTAAAGGCGCGCAAAGTGCCAACGGCACGCCGCTGCCGCGCTACCGCATTGTGCGCAGTGACGGCGATGGCTACGAATTTCAGGTGGCCGATCGCCAGTCATACACCGGCGTAGAGGCCACCTGGATGGACGCCCAGGCACAAACGCAACGCACGGTACTTGCAGGCACCCAGGGCAATGTCAGCCGCATGCTGGCGCTATACCCCAACGAAGCCGACGCCCAGGCCGCCGCGACGGCCGAATGGCAACGCATCCAGCGCTGGCACGCCACCTTCCGCCTGAAAATCGCCCATGGCCTGCCGACGCTGGCTGTACAGCACCCCGTGCAATTGCAAGGTTTCAAACCGCAGATCGACGCCATCGCCTGGCTGGTCAAGCAAGTGACCCATACGCTCAATGCGCAGGGGCTCACCAGCAGCGTGGAGCTTGAACAGTTAGGCGATGTGTCTGATTTTCTGGCCGATGTACAGGAGATACAGCATGACACATGAACCAGTATTGCATGTGCGTACCCCTCTATCATGATCACCACGCTACCGTCCAACCAACTGCAACCCTATCCCCAGCGCATGCCCCACCAACGCACGCAGTCCATGGCGACCTTCCGTTTTGACGGCCTGGACAATCCGTTCGCCAATGGGTGTATCCATTTCCAGGCTGGCGGGCGTGGCTTTGAGTGCCTCTAAACCTTTCGCTGTCAATACGGCGCTTGGCAAATGCGAATAATGAGCATCATTGGCTGTGACATAACCAGACACCACGAGCCATTTCAGGCATGCTATGCAGAACTCGGCATCAGGTGTGGTCGTATTGTCAGCAACTTTGCCCGTCATTACATCGTTAAAGTCAGCTTTGACATAAACATTATCTCCACCCACAAAATCTTTGGCTTGCAAGGTGACTGGCACGGGGAATGACTGGTAAAGACGCGCAAATGCCTGCCCAACTATTTCATCAAACCGTTCTATATTGGAGAAACTCATGGCAAGTCCTGACTATGACAAAAACAAACAAGAAGCTGAATTGATCGAAGAACTCAGCCGCGTGGTAAAGCACCAAATCTATGGCCGTATGGACTGGGTACGCGCCCGTGCCTATTGGCGTACAAGATTGCCTCATCTGGATACGGAATTGCTGGCCGAAGCGCTGACGTATGCTTTGATTGAAGCGAAATCACACTTGATCAACAGAAGTGACTATTAAGTAAAACAATCATCATTCGCCGCCCGCTTGGGCACGCCCACCAGGCGGTCAAGCAGCGGCCTTGTTAAGCGAAGATTCCGATGCCATAAAGGCTGCGTCCTCTATGAACTTTTTCTGGGTCGGGTGCATATGGCGGTAATTGTCCAACAGGACACGTTCTTGGGAATTTAGCGCCTCTTGCGCGAACACAGTACGCAACCCTGTCAATACGTAAAGCACATCCACACCAGCTTCCGATAGCTTGGCAAGCTGCACTGCCGTGGGTGACGAAACGCCTTTTTCCCAGTCAACAACCGTTCTTTTGCTTACGCCGGCGTACTCTGCAAGCACTGGTTGCGTGTACCCCAAGCGATCCCGTTCCTCTTTCAGTCGTGCGCCTATCATGCAGATACCTGAAACTTTTTTTTGACAAGTGCGAAATTTCGCCCCATAATCCACCCATTCAATACAGCATCACACACACGCACCGCTGTATCGATCAACTTGTTGAACAGTAAGGATACCAAGATATGCACCCCGAGGAAATCAAAGCGGCGCTGCGCATGCGCGGCTGGACACAGGCCACGTTGGCCGAAGAACTGAACATCTCGCGCTCTTCGGTCGCACACATCATCTCCGGGCGTGGTCGCAGCGACCGTATCCAGCAATGCATCAGCAGCATTCTGGGCAAACCCATTTCGGCCATCTGGCCAGATCAAGTGACGCTACGCCGCAGTGCGCAGCAATTGCAGGCCATACGTGCCCGTCGTGCCGCAGCCGGGCACGTCAGCCAAGCCGCCTGCGCGGCATAAGGCAATCCCGTCATGGCCTTGATCATCGGCATGCACTGCCCGCACTGCGGCAGCCGCGCCCAGGTGCGCACCAGCACGGCGCTTAGCCCCACGATGCGTCAGGTGTATTTCCTGTGCAACAACCTGGTGTGCGGGCATTCGTGGGTGGCATCGCTGGAAGCCATGCGCACGATTTCGCCCAGTGCCATTCCCAATCCGGCTGTGGATTTGCCCATCATGCGCCGTGACGAAGTGCTGGCGCTCGATGCCGTATTGCACCCATCCCACCAAAGGAGCCTTTTCGATGAGACAGCAAGCAGCGACTGACCCACAGCAGGTATACGCCATGCTGGACGCCCTGCAATTGCGTGCGGCCAGTTTTATTCGCCAGCACGCCGGGGCGCACCTGTACCGCAACCAACTGATTGAGCGTACAGTCGCGTACCTGCGCGACGTGGGTTGCGATATGGCGTCTGACGAAACCTTGCACCGCGCAACCATCCGGGCGCTGACCGAAATTGAGGCCAACGGCCAGACCTGGACAATCGACGTGGACGAAACCACAACGTTTCAGGTGGCCTTGCGCCACAATGCCAGCAAGACGCTGCGCATTTTCACCGTGAAAGACTTGATGCGCCTGTGCAATGGCCGCTTGCCTGCCGCCGGGGCGGTATGAATCAGGGTCTGCTGGATGATGTGCGCGCGCGCCTGGTTGAATTTAACTTCCGCGAACGCGGCGATTGGCTACGCGAAGGCATTTGCCCGAATTGCGGCAAAAAGTCGCTGTATACCCACGCTGAACACCCCTGGACATTGAAATGCGGGCGTTTGAACAATTGCGGCTGGGAAGGCCACGTCAAAGACCTGTATCCGGACCTGTTCAACAATTGGAGCGAGCGGGTGCGCGCAGCACAACCTGCGGGCAAACCCGCCAGCCCCACGGCGGTCGCCGACGCGTATTTAAGCCAGGCACGCGGCTTTGATCTGGCCAGGATTCAAGGTTGGTACACACAAGAATCGTATTTTGAGACGCACGTCAAGGCGGGTAGCGCTACGGTGCGCTTTGCCGTCGGCAATGGCTGGTGGGAACGCCTGATCGACCGGCCCGAGCGTTTCGGCAAACAAAAAGCACGCTTTGCCCCTGGAGCCACCTACGCGGGGCACTGGTGGCAACCGCCAGACTTGTGTATGCAGGATGTGCGCGAACTGTGGTTGGTCGAAGGTATTTTTGATGCGATTGCGCTGCACCACCACGGCATCAATGCCGTGGCCTTGATGAGCTGCAACAATTATCCGGCTCAAGCGCTGGAATCACTGAAAAAACAGGGATTGCAACCTTTGTTGGTCTGGGCGTTGGACGGTGACACCGCCGGGCAGAAATTTACGCGTAAAGGGGTGACACGCGCCCGTGCTGCGGGCTGGACGTGTGCGGCCGCAACCATTCCGCTACAGGGCGGCAAGAAGTTGGACTGGAACGATCTGCACCTGCGCGATCGCGCCCTACCCCCAGAGAAACAGCGTTTGTCTACCGAAGGGCGCAAAACCTTCTTGCACCACGGTGCGATATTGATCGCGCAAACGCCCACGGAAAAAGGCTTGCTGCTGTACCAGCACAACCCCAAGCGATCAGAATTTGAATTTGATTTCGACCATCGACTGTACTGGTTCAAACTGGATACAGAGCGCTACCAGCGCGCCATGAACAACATAGCCGAACACAACCCCATGCTGTCGCCCGAAGCGTTGCGCGAACAGGCGCTGACCGAATCCGGCGGCATCCGCCCGATCGCCAATTGTCACCCGCAGCCCCTGTATTACCAGGCCAACACGCTGACCGATGAAAGTTGGTATTACTTTTCGGTCAGCTTTCCGCATGGCGGCGCGCCGGTCAAGAATACGTTTAACGCCAGCCAGGTCAGCACTGCCGCCGAGTTTAAAAAGCGCCTGTTGGCTATTGCGCCCGGCGCGGTATTCAGCGGCACCAGCACCATGCTGGAGCGCATGATGGAACGCCAGCTGTATAACATCAAGCGCGTGCTGACCATCGACTACATCGGTTACAGCCGCGAACACGATTGCTACGTGCTGGGCGATGTGCTGGTGAAAAACGGCACCATCCACACGCTGAACCAGGAAGATTTTTTTGATCTGGGCAAGCTGTCGCTCAAGACCTTGCAGCAATCGGTAGCGCTTGTGATTAACCGCGACCCCAGCCAGTACCGCAGCGATTGGGTGCAGCAATTGTGGACGTGCTTTGGAGCCAAAGGCATGGTGGCACTGGCGTTCTGGTTTGGCAGCCTTTTTGCTGAACAGATACGGGCAGAGCATAAATCGTTTCCGTTTCTGGAAATTGTGGGGGAAGCGGGCGCGGGCAAGTCTACGCTGATCGAATTTTTATGGAAATTGCTGGGGCGGCGTGATTATGAAGGGTTCGATCCCAGCAAGTCGTCACTGGCCGCGCGGGCACGCAACTTTGCGCAAGTCTCGAACCTGCCGATGGTATTGATTGAATCGGATCGCGAACGCCTGTCTGACGACAGAACGCACGCACGCAGCTTTGACTGGGACGAACTGAAAACCGCGTACAACGGGCGCAGCGTGCGCGCACGCGGCATGGCCACGTCGGGCAACGAAACCTACGAGCCGCCATTTCGCGGTGCCATCGTCATCAGCCAAAACAATGAGGTGAACGCGTCCGTCCCCATCTTGCAGCGCATCGTGCATTTGCACTTTGATCGCACAGGCCAGAATGCCACCAGCCGCCAGGCAGCCATTGCGCTGGAATCCACGCCGCTGGAAGCCGTCAGCGGTTTTATCCTGAAAGCGGCCAGGCGCCAGGCGCAGATACTGCAAACCGTGTTCACCCGCGCGCCGGTGCGCGAGCGGCAATTGCAGCAACACCCCAACATCAAAACCATGCGCATTGCCAAGAATCACGGGCAGTTGCTGGCGCTGGCCGATGCGCTGCGCCTGGTCGTGCGCTTGACCGACGAACAGCACGCCGCCATAGAAGCGCAGATTGTGGCCATGGCGATCGAGCGCGAAGAAACCATCAGCGCCGATCATCCGCTGGTACAGGACTTCTGGGAAGCCTATGAATACTTGAATGGCGACGACATCCGACCGAGTCTGAACCACGCGCGCGACGAACAACTGATTGCCATCAACCTGAATCATTTTGTACAGGTCGCCGCCGACCACCGCCAACAAATCCCCGCGCTGGGTGACTTGAAAAAGCTGCTGAAAACCAGCAAGCGCTACACCTTTGAAGGCGTGCGCGTGGTTAATTCCAAAATCCGGGAAATTGCACTTGACCGGTGCACATCGGTCAAGTGCTGGGTATTCAGAAAGGGTGTGGAACGCACACCATGAAACCGCCAGCAGGAGCCATGTCCCTTAAACAGGTTGCTGACATTTTGCAAATTTCTTACAGCAAAGTGTTTGCCGAACGTAAAAAAATAGGTTTCCGCCTTCCCGGCTCACGTATATGGCGCGTCTGGCCGTCTGCGATTGAGCATTTGCAAAAACGGCGCAACAATGTGATTTGCCTGTCGTTAGTGCAGAAGGAAAACCCATGCCCATCCGCAAAGACCCCAGATCAGGAATCTGGTGGATCGACTTACGCACCCCAAGCGGAACAAGAGTTAGACGATCTACTAAAACCCGCGAGAAGAAAGCGGCGCAGGAATACCACGACCGGCTGAAAGCAGATTTGTGGCGCGCAAGCCAACTGGGCGAAACACCGCAATACACCTTTGAGCAGGCGGCTGTACGGTTCTTGCGCCAATACCAAGGCCACAAAGACTACGATACCAAACTGCGTCACATCGCCTATTGGCGTACCCGACTGGCAAGGCGCGTCATCAGTTCTATAACCGGTAACCAGATCAAAGACGCGCTGCCTACCCATCTGATGCGCGAAGGCCAGGAACACCACAAAGCCAGCGCCGCGACACGCAACCGCTATCTTGCCACCATCCGCCGCATGTTGAACCTGTGCCGTGAATGGGGTTGGATCAGCAGCGTGCCAGTGCTGCGCGCCGAAAAAGAACCAACGGTACGCATCCGCTGGATTACGCAAGAAGAAGCCACGCGGCTATTGGCCGCTGTTTCTCAAGATTGGTTGCGCGACATCGTGGCCATGGCACTGGCCACCGGCATGCGCGCGGGCGAAATCCTGAACCTGCAATGGGAAAACGTGGACCTGGCCCGTGGGATGGCGTGGGTGACGGCCGACAAATCCAAATCTGGCAAGGCGCGTGCCGTCCCCTTGAACCCGGATGCCGTGCAGACCATTCAGCGGCGCATCGGTACGCACGTGCAATATGTCTTCACCCGCAACGGCGCGCCACAAAAGCAGATCGACAACCCGATGTTCCGCCGGGCATGCGCGCGGGCTGGCATTGAAAACTTCCGTTTCCATGACCTGCGTCACACCTGGGCAAGCTGGCACGTGCAGGCTGGCACCCCGCTATTTGCGCTTAAGGAACTGGGCGGTTGGGAGACGCTGGAGATGGTGAAAAAATACGCGCACATGGACAGCGGCACGCTGAAAAAGTACGCGAACGTGGTCATGATTTGGTCACAGTGCCACACGAAGGATCAAAACCCGCCAACAAAATTATCCGTAACCGCCTGA